ATCTGACAGAGTATTTCTTCAGATGGTATACGATATAATCAAACCTGAATACTTTGACTCAGAAGCAAATGAGTGGATTGTAAAGAACATTATATCTCATTTTGACTCTTATAACGAATTACCCACATTGGATGTATTCAAAGTTGAGGTAAATAAGGTTGAAAGGGATGTTCTTAAACAATCAGTTGTAGACAATCTAAAGCAGGTTTGGAATGGATTAGAGTCTGATGATTTAGACTATGTAAAGGAGAAGACATTAGAGTTCTGTAAGAACCAAGAAGTTAAGAGTGCAATCTTAGATTCAGTTACCTTATTGGAAGAGGGTAAGTTCGATGTCATCAAATCAAAGATTGATGATGCGATGAAAGCAGGACAAGATACTAATGTTGGACACGAATACAAAGTCCATATCCAAGAACGATACGATGATACTGTTAGGGATGTTATTCCTACGGGATGGGATATAATCGATGAGTTAGCAGATGGTGGTTTTGGTAAGGGTGAGTTAATAATGTTCGCAGCACCTCCTGGCATTGGTAAGTCTTGGGCATTGATTAATGTTGGAATGGCTGCTGCTAAACGGGGTAAGACTGTAGTTCACTACACATTAGAACTCAATGAGGGTTATGTAGGTAAGAGATACGATGCGGTACTAACAGGTACGGCAGTTCCTAATCTAAAATACAATATTGATGATGTGAGGGAGCAGGTATCTAATCTTAGTGGTGAACTCATTATCAAATACTGGCCAACCAAAACTGCCTCTACTACGGCATTGAGGGCATCGTTAGACAAACTCAAACTTCAAGGTAAGAATCCTGACATTATCATCGTAGACTATGCAGATTTGTTGAAGGGTAATAGTCGTAAAGAACGACATGAGGAGTTGGAAGAGATTGTAGAGTCGTTGAGAGGTATTGCAGGTGAATATGAGTGTCCACTATTTACAGCATCCCAAATCAATCGTAGTGGGGCAGATGATGATATTATCACAGGTACAAAGATTGCGGGTTCATTCTCAAAACTGATGACTGCTGATTTTGTGGTATCACTCAGTAGAAAGATTGAAGATAAGTTGGCAGGAACTGGTCGATGGCATGTAATCAAAAACAGATTTGGGCCTGATGGGATGACCTTACCATCTAAAGCTAATATGAGTAATGGTAGAATTCAGATATTTTCTGATGATTCCATTGATGGTAAAAAGACTCAAAGTGATATGAATAATGGGGAGACTTTAGTAAGAAAAAATTTGTTACAAAAATATAATGAAATGAAGGGTGATATTGATGTTTAGTCAGTATTTATAATCACTCAATTAAAGTTTAATGTATAAATTCAAGGAAATATAATGGAAAAGTGTTTATTTAAGTATAGAATACCCTTTAAACCTTTCGAATATGCACAATACTACACAGAAGGTTGGTTGAAACAAGCACAAGCCTTTTGGTTACATACGGAGATTCCGATGCAAGGTGATGTAAAGGATTGGAATGAACACCTAAATATATCAGAGAAAAATTTGGTTGGTAACATCCTATTGGGATTTGCTCAAACTGAATGTGCAGTATCTGATTATTGGACACAATATGTAACTGCTTGGTTTCCAAAGCACGAAATCAAACAGATGGCTATGATGTTCGGTTCGCAAGAAACAATCCATGCAACAGCATACTCTTACTTAAATGAAACATTAGGATTAGAAGACTTTGAGGCATTTCTACACGAACCTGCGATTGCAGAAAAGTTTGAATATCTAACCGCTACTACGGTAGATTGGACACATGAGGATTTGTTGGTAAATCCAGAAGCGAGAAAAGAGGTAGCAAGGTCGTTAGCAATATTCAGCGCATTCGCAGAAGGTGTATCTCTATATAGTTCGTTTGCAGTGCTGTATTCCTTTCAGATGAGAAATCTTTTGAAGGGAATCGGCCAGCAAATGAAATGGTCAGTTAGAGATGAATCACTACATTCAAAGATGGGATGTCAATTGTTTAGAGATATGTGTTCTGAGTACCCTGATTTATTAGAATCTGTTAAGGACGATGTTGTTCAAGCGGCTAAGTATATGATTGAGATGGAACATAAGTTCATTGATAAGATGTTTGAGATGGGTGATTTGGAGAATCTGAAATCAAAGGATTTAAAGAACTTTATATCGAAGAGAGGGAATGAAAAGCTGAGAGAGTTGGGTTACGAAGGTGTATTCGAATACAACGAAAAATCAGCTGAAGAATTAGAATGGTTCTACCATTTGACAGGAGGTACAACTCATACCGATTTCTTTGCAGTAAGACCTACGGACTACTCCAAAGCAAATGAGGGTGAAGATTTTAACGATATTTGGTAATTAGTTATGAAGAATTATGGAGAAGAATTTGGGTGGGAGGTTGATGTAGACTTTCCATCTTGGGCAAACACAGAAATATATGCAAAAACAATATCTAAGGGTTACCTTTTAGAAGGTGAAACTCCAAAGGATGCATATTGGAGAGTAGCGACATCAGTTGCTAGAAGATTGGGTAAACCACAAATGGCATCAAAGTTCTTTGATTACATTTGGAGAGGTTGGTTGAACTTGGCAACACCCGTACTATCAAATACTGGAACGGATAGAGGACTACCCATTAGTTGTTTTGGTATCGATGTTGGTGATTCTATCCAAGAGATTGGACAGAAGAATTTGGAGATGATGTTACTCGCCAAACATGGTGGTGGGGTTGGTATTGGTATCAACCAAATCAGACCCGCAGGAAGTGTAATCACAGGAAATGGTACATCAGATGGTGTAGTTCCATTTGCTAAGATTTACGACTCAACGATATTGGCTACCAATCAAGGTGCGGTTCGTAGAGGTGCTGCATCTGTGAACCTCAACATTGAACACAATGACTTTGATGAGTGGATTGAAATCAGAGAACCAAAGGGTGATGTAAATCGTCAATGTTTGAACCTACATCAATGTGTGGTCGTTGGTGATAAATTTATGAGGAAGTTAGAAGATGGTGATAACGAAGCTAGAAGAAGATGGGGTAAGGTACTTCAGAAACGAAAAGCAACGGGTGAACCATATATTATGTATAAGGGTAATGTAAACAAACAAAACCCTGAGGCATACAAACAAAACTCACTCAAAGTCTTTATGACAAACATCTGTAGTGAGATTACATTATATACTGATGAATCACATTCGTTCGTTTGTTGTCTATCATCTCTCAATCTATCTAAGTACAACGAATGGAAAGACACCGATTTGGTTTATACATCAACTTGGTTCTTAGATGGTGTATTGGAGGAGTTCATTCAGAAAGCAAAGAATATGAGAGGGTTCGAAAACTCAGTCCGTTCAGCTGAAAAGGGTAGAGCATTAGGATTGGGAGTATTGGGATGGCATACATACTTACAACAGAATGGAATCCCATTCGATTCACTTACTGCTCAATTTGAGACGAGAAGAATATTCTCTCAGTTGAAGATTGAATCAGAGAGAGCGAGTAGGGATATGGCATTAGAATATGGTGAACCCTTATGGTGTGTTGGTACAGGTATGAGAAATACTCACCTAAGAGCAGTTGCACCAACGGTATCTAATTCAAAGTTGAGTGGTAATGTATCGCCAGGCATCGAACCTTGGGCAGCGAATGTATTCACCGAACAAACGGCAAAGGGTACATTTATTCGTAAAAACAAAGAGTTGGAGAAGGTTCTCAGAAAGGTTGGTATCAACAACAAAGAAACTTGGGATAAGATACTTGCTGATGGTGGTTCAATCCAAGACATTTCTGAATTGGACAATTGGGTTTATTGTGATGGTAAACTGATGGACATTAAGGATTGTGACAAAGAGTTTGATAGAGTAAAGGATGTATTCAAAACATTCAAAGAAGTAAATCAGTTGGAGTTGGTAAGGCAGGCAGGTATTAGACAACAATACATCGACCAATCAGTATCATTGAACCTTGCGTTCCCATCACAAGCAACTCCAAAGTGGTTGAACCAAGTTCATATGGAAGCTTGGAAGCAGGGAGTCAAAACCCTATATTACACAAGAACTGAATCAGTTTTGAGAGGTGATATCGCTGACAGAGCAATGGATGAAAATTGTATTAGTTGTGATGGTTAACAATAAAAAGGATAAAAGATGAAGTATTTGTATTTTTCAGCACCGTGGTGTGGCCCATGCAGAACATTGGGGCCTATTATGAATGAGGTAGCTACTCAGGTGCCTGTAACAAAAATTGATGTTGATTCAGATTATGAGTTGGCACAAAAGTATAATGTCAGAAATGTTCCAACAGTCATTTTAGTAAAAACTGAAGAGTATGGAGAATCTGAAGTGAAGAGGTTTGTAGGTGTTCAACCTAAAAATGTATACATTCAAGCCGCAAGTTAAATTTGTATAATCAAAAATAAATTCGTATATTAGTAGTTATGAAAAAACAATTAGAACAACTATCAGAGTTTCAGACATCATATAACTCTACAATGAATACTGAACCTACTCTTATCTCAGAAGATGATTACTCATTGAGATATCGGTTGGGTAAGGAAGAATTGATTGAGTATTTTGATGCATGTAAGGATGGTAATCTCACAGAGATTGCAGATGCCCTTGCAGACCAACTTTACATTTTGTTGGGTACTATTGTATCTCACGGAATGCAAGAGGTTATTGAACCAATTTTCAATGAGGTTCATAGGTCGAATATGAGTAAGTTGGGTGCAGATGGAAAACCTATCTATAGAGAGGATGGAAAGATATTGAAGGGTGAGAACTATTCACCACCTAATGTATCTCAGTATCTACCCGATGACAATCAGATGGAACTACCATTTGAATAGGTATAGGATGGCTCTTAGAGGAGAATCACATCCTGCCCACAAACTTACGGAGCAGCAGGTGAACACCATTAGAAGACTATGGAACATTGGACATAGGAATATTAAGGTGTTGGCTAGGAACAATAAGGTGTCACCTGCTAATATCCGTAGGATTGTTCGCAATGAAACATGGACACATTTATTGATTGGTGAATTCGATAAATATCAGTAGTGAAGGTCGAAGGAAAGTCGTATTGTGATACATCAAAGTTATCAGTAAGGAGTGTATCCAAATCAGTTGCAAAAGAAATGATAATCAATAACCACTATAGTGGGTTATGGACAAAGGTATCTTACGCATTGGGTTTGTATATAGAAGATGACTCACATCAGTTCTTCAATACTTCAGAAAAGCTTATAGGTGTTGCATGTTATGGTGACCCGATCGGGAGGTTAACAGGACAATCCATATCAGAAACTTTAGATAGAACTGAAGTGTTGGAGTTAGTCAGATTGTTCGTTTTCGATGGGTATGGTTCAAATATTGAAAGTTGGTTTTTGTCACAAACATTTGATTGGTTAAGAACAAATGTTCCAAAGGTAAAAGCACTAATATCATATTCAGACCCAAAGGAGGGGCACGCAGGAACAATCTACCAAGCAACGAATTGGATTTATCAGGGCAATAAACTCAGATTCAACGATAGTTGGAGTTTTAAGTTTGAGGAAGATGGGAGATGGATACATGGTAAAACTATATTCCCACAATACAAAACAAATGACCCTAAGAAAATACAAGAACAGGTAAATAAACCTTTTTGGATTCGTAAAGAACCTCGTAAACATCGATATGTTTACATTCTTCTAAAGGGGGGTGAACGGAGAAAGTTGCTGAAGAGTTTAAAACACCCAACATTCCCATATCCAAAAGGAAATGATGACATTGAAATGGAAATACATAAATTAGAGCCAATTGAAAGTAGAGGGTAAAGAATATTGTGATGTAAGTAGAGTGAGTGTTTCACGAATAGCAAAGTCTATCGCTAAAGATATTATCATAAAGAAACACTATACTCACGCTTGGACTATGTGTAGATACGCATTGGGTATTTACTATAAGACTGATGAAGTGGATGTGTTTGGTAATCAACACCAACTTATAGGATGTGCAATATACGGATTCCCTGTTGGAGCAAAGGCATCCACATCAGTATGTGAGGGTTTGAGTAAAGACAATATATTGGAGTTGACTCGTTTGTATGTTGATGATGGGTATGGTTCTAATATCGAATCAAACGCATTGTCTAAGACATTTAAGTGGATTAAGGAAAACGATAAGAACATCAAAGTTCTACTATCATACGCAGACAATGGTCAAGAACACTTAGGAGGTATCTATCAGGCAACCAATTGGATATATCAAGGTTTGAATACTGATATTGCTCTAATGCCTAATTGGGGTATCTCACTTACAAAAGACCCATATCAATGGATTCATAGTAGAACTGTATTCAACAATTGGGGCAGTGGTAATTTAGAACACTTAAAAAGAGAAATAGGTAAGGATGGATACAAAGAGTTTTGGAGAAGAGAAGAACCACCAAAACATAGATATATCCAATTACTACCTCAGAATAAAAAAGAAAAGAAAGATTTGATGAAGAGGTTGAAGCATGAAATCAAACCTTACCCTAAATCAGCAAGAGATTATAATACCGATGTTATTAGACACGATGCATATCCACCAGAAGAATCTAATGAGATAAATTTTTGGTAAATAAAATTAAAAAACATTTGGACAATTAAAAAATTATTCTTATATTGGTAGAAGTATAGGGGAAGTGAGCATCCTTTTAACTCACAAATTTTAATTTTATTGAAGTATGAAAAAGATTTCGTTTAAGATTTCGGATTACTCAAGACCACAAATGTATTTTAGAAGTGGTGTAAAGAAAGGGATTATTATGGATATCCCTCTAGCAAGAATTGTTAAAGCAGAGAAAGAAAATCGTGACTTTAACAAAAATCACTCCAACAATCTTGGAGAGAAAATCAAAAATAGTGGATGGATGGATGCTATTAAGGTGGCTCCTTTCATTAACGAGGAAGGTGTACAATTATTCAAAATCGCAGAATCAAACCATAGGGGTGATTGCTTGAATAATTCAAATGACCCAGATGAAACTGTACCGTGTGTTGTATTGTGGTGGATTGATGGTAATAATGAAGAGGCAATGTACAGCGCTATTACCGAGTTGAATACTGGTGGTAAAAACCACACACTATATGATATGATAGTTCGTGCCGCTCGTGTTATGAAATCGCCCATTTATGTAGAAATGGCCAACAACATTCACCAATACACCTCTCGTACAAGTAGTAAGACAAGTCTATCAGTTGGTAATTTGGTAGGTATCTACGATGGATATGGTCAACCAAGTAATCCAAAAAATAGAACTAAAAAAGACCGAACTCCAACTAAAACGGGTCAGTTCAGATTGCCGGACTCGGATAGACCATATGTTGACC